TTCTGCCATGATTTATATTAGAGTGGTTGTGGTTCTGTTGATGTAGCGCTACCCATTTTTGCGTACATAAACCCAGCAGATCCTAGCTTACCAGCGGCATCAAAATATCCAGCCTGTTCAGCAATCTGTCCAGCGCCTTGATATAGGCTTGATTGGATAAGACCGCTGCGCCTTGTCATGTCAGAATTTTGTAAAGCAAACATAAACTCTTTACCGCCTTTAGTATTGTTTATGGATTGTATTAATCCAGCCGATCCCTCAAAACCTTGTGTGCCACCAGCAAAGCCACGAGCCACTACAGCTGCGTTGGCTTGGTTGGTACGTCTAAGAATATCGTTAGCCTGTAACTCATACTGCACAGCTCTGCGGTCAGACTCAACCTCTGCTTGCTTTGCTTGCATTTGATACATCTTGTTTCGATCTTGGCCAGCCTTAATAGAGCCAGCCGCACTAGCAACTGTTAACGTAATAGCAATAGCCGTTACTGGGTCTTGATACTTTTGTCCAATATGCTTGTTTACTGCTGGGCCATTAAATGGATCACCGATTGGGCCATCAAAGTTTTTAAGGTCTTGTCTAGAAAATCTCATATTAAGTTCCCTGATGTGTTGCTACTTTGTACTCTAAACCGAGCAAGGTCATCTTTAATGGCACGTCTTGCTCAATTGTAATCTTGCCTTCAGTTGTATAACCTAAAAGTCCATGCATTGTTTTAGTGCCTGTGTACTCGTCAACCGCTTCATCAAGGATGTCACCAAACGCTCTGAATGGCACCTCAATCGTATTAATTTTCATGTGCTGGGTACTAGCCACCAACGCGTTAACCTCAACAATCCTCTTCTTAAATCCAATGCGTGTGCCTGTCTGTAGCTTTAGGTCTACCGGCATGGTTACCGCTTTTACAGAGATAGGTAAGCCTACCTCAAATTTAGTAGTTGATGAGCGTGGGAATGTAACTGTGCCACCGCCTGGTACTGTTTGGTTAGCCTGTACAGATCCATCAAGAATTACGTTAACTGTTTCTGTAGCTACATGGCTCATTGAGACAGATGCAGCAGCTCCACCAGTTTTAGCGCAGTCTGTCAGCAAGTCGTTATCAAATGCCTCTACAAAATATTGGAATGTGCCGTTTACATTGCGCTTGACTACCACATAGATGGTTGATATATCTACACCTACATCCACAAAGGATCCATCTACAGTAATAAACTCGGATGGGGCAATGACGTTTTGGGCGCGGAGTAATGAGAACACAGCCATCATGCCGTCATCTGCATTAGTAATTAGCAGTAAGTCGTTCTCATCAGTAGCCACAGACCTACGCAAAGCCATACGAGTTGGAGTACGCAAGAGATGGCCAGCAAGCAACGATATCTTCTGCGTGACGTATGTAAGCTGCGTATCAGTATAAGCAAACTCATTTAATGATTTCCCTTGTCGTTGTACAAACAGGGTGCCAGACTCTAACTGTTGAACCCTAACACCTTCTTTAATGCCGTTACGGCTTGCTGTTTTAACAAAGAAATTCGTTGGAGTAATTGGGTCAAGGCCGTTTTGAGGAACATAAAATTCACCTCCTGTTGTAAATACTTGTAGGTCTCTACCAGAGATAATGTCAACAATAGCGTTGAATGTGTTGGTGTCTAGTGTAGCCTCAACCGCATCGTCATCCAAGCCCTCTGTTGGGTCAAAGTCAAAGAACAGTCCAACCTTAGAACCCCATATCGTTGATGGCCTAGTCTTAGACCCGCCAAAATACAAACGGCCTTCATGAAAAGTTACTGAGCGTGGATAGCCTTTACCAGCACTCCATACATTTTCATAGCCTGACTCGTATTCCCACGAACCATTAGCAATGGCAGAGGTATTAAAGAATGGGAACTCTGTAATAGCATCTACTGAAGTGCCAGATGTGTACTTAACAATCTTAGCCCTACCTTGTGGAGATGCGTTGACGTATTGACCAACACTTCCAGCCACAAATACAGAGGAGCTGGCGGTTAATGTAATCTTACCCGATACAGCCGATGGTGTTAGCGTACCCGCTGGATTAGAAAAGGCAGCGGTGAAAGCATACTTTGGAATAGAGTCGAAAGTAATTGCTGTGCCTGTCCATGTGGCATCTGTGCCACCGCGAACAATCTTAATTGGATTAATGTCTGGATGAACCACAATAAGCGTATCGGCAGACTGTGTCCACACAATGTTTGCCAACCTAGCGCCAGTAAGCCCCAATGCAGATGTATCTAAATAATCATTACCACCGCCATTAATAGCCGTAATCAAAGCCTTATTCTTAAAGACGTGCATCCGATTATGCGTAAAGCAAAGCATATAGGAATCCGATGTGCTGAACTCAAACTCAACCAATCGGGTTCCGTTGCCAGCAGACTCTGTGCTAGTGTTTGCAATGGGTCTAACTCGCCAGTAGAAAAGTTTGTCTGGATAGAGACAAAGCGAGCCATTAATACCTCACAGCAATAAGTGAGAAATCGTTAATTGCGTTGGTTGGCTGGTTTAGGCCATCAATATTCATAGCCTGTCTTAGATATCCACCTCTGCCATTTTCAGCTGGTGAGCCAACAGCGACAGACTGCCAATACTGGCTCTTCTCTGTTTGGTCTGTAATAGGTAAAGCAAGATGCCAAGTCATCATGTATTTGAGCAGCTGCACAAAGTAACTTGGCATATCGTATTCGGGTACAGCGTATTGATAGTCAATATAAACCTGTTGATAATCGGTAAGCAGTTTGCTACCCATAATTCTGTATTCTTTACGAGGTGGGATGCCAACAGAACTACTATCGTAAACAGCTCTAGGTGATCCTAAGCGGTCTCCAGGCAACTGATATTCGTAGCGGTACTCGTTAGTAGGTGTTGTTACTAATTGAGCAATAGAGGTCTTTTTAAAGCTAAATGACCAAGGGTAAAGCATGAGGGCTTGATTGCGAATATCCGCATATAAGCGGTCTGCAATTGATGCCTCGTCAGTTCCTTCATTAAATGAGGAGATTGGCTTTGCGCCTAACATTACGCAAGCATCAGAACATATTGATAATGCGGTATCGCCAGCTGCCATTTAAATCTCCAATGTAAGAATGGGCTATCGCCAGTTTTGCCAGCAATAGCCCATCTTGTTACTAGATACTATTAGTCAGTATCGGTTGCACTTACAGTTGTACCATCAGCAATGTCAACAGTTGTTGACGTTACCGAGTTAACATAAGTTAATACAAGACTTGGGGTTGTAGAGTCATAAACAAAAATAACGTCTCCAACTTTTAACACGTCTTTTAAAGATGCAAAATAACCAACTGTGTTAACAGTAGCTTGGGTATCAGCGGTTTTATACAAATACATCGATGGTGCATTACCAGCCTTCGATGCACAGACAGTTACTAAACCAGTATCAGAATATGCCATATCAGTCTCTCCTTAGATTAAGATTCGCGAGCGGTGATTTTGACAATACCCTCATCATCGATAATAATCGATCCAGCAGAGAAAATGCTGTTCACTAGGAACGAGGTCTTCTCAGGGATGTAATTAATTTCGGTGCGTGGGGCAATACCTTCTGCATAGCCAAGTGCATCTTTATGGAAAGCAAAGCAAGTGCGGTCTAAAGACGCATCAACTGCTAGGCCACCCTCAGAGCGGTCACCAAGGATATGGAAAGTAAAGCCTAAGAAAGTATTGATTTCACCAGCAACAAGTGCTTTAACAGTATTGAAGTCAGAGCTGGTTACTGCTGTCTCAGACAACAACGATGATAAGCCATTTGCGTGGAGGATAATATGACGGCCCTCTGGAGGTACGTTATTTTTATCCAACAACTTCTTAGCTTCACGCAACTTGGCTACGTTCATGTTGGTATCGCTACCACCGATATCGTTAGAAACAGTCAAGCTGGTGCTGGTATTTCCGAGTGCATCAAGAATCATTTGGTCTTGTCTGCGGCCAATAGCGTTAGACAATACTTGAACCAACTCTTGGCGCTCGTCAAAGTTTACTTTAGCTTGATTAAAGATATCGCTATATTCAGCGGCATTGTAATCAGCAAGCGTACAAGTAATACTTGAGAATGCTACGTTTAATGGAGTTACGTCAGATTGTGCAATGCGTGGGGTAGCCACACCTTTGCCAACCTTTGGAAACTTAACAGTAGAGCCTTCAACTCCTCTACGCTGACGAACAGCACCTACCAGCATTGCTTTGCCCTGGAAAGCCTGTTTTACCTCAGCATCAAAGAGGGTAACAAAGGCATTAGATAATGAAATGCTCATGTGTTTCTCCTAAATAGGTAAAAAATAAATTGGGTTTTTGCTTTGGTGTGCCTGTTGCCAGGGCCTACGCTTGCTACTTGCGGTAGCCAATCGTCAGATTAATCTGCATCAAGGGCCAACTAAATGGTATGCCTTAATGAGTTTCTAGCAGAAATGTAGGAAAAATACAACATCTAGTGAAATATTTTTTATACCAACTAAATGTGGATAAAAAACCCCCGGCTAACTGCACCGGGGTAAGGGTCACTCTCGTGAGGAGATTCTTTATATTAGCCGAAATTTTGAGCAAACATCTTTTCAACCTTGGCTCGGTAGGATGGATCTGTTTTGTACTTAGGATCACCAACCATTTGGTACAGCTCGTCTTTGGAGGGAGCGCCCTCAATGGGTACAGACTCAACTGGGATGCGAGAGCCTTCATAGGTCTCACGCAGTTTCATCAAAGCCTTTAAGCCTTTGGCAGTACCGCCCATATACTTAAACTCTTCAAAGTCATCTTTACCCCATACCCCCTTGTTTACAAGACCCCTGGCCCAATCTGTCATTCCCTTAATAATGACATCTGCATTAGGCCCAAGGGATGCTTTCTCTTCAGCAAGGGATCTGGTAACAGACTCTACTTTCTCTGCTCCCATACCAACAACTGTGCCAACGAGACTATCTAAGGCCATCTGCGATATCCCATTTTCTTTTGCCCAACCCATCACATGGGATCGAATTGGGTCATTCTCAGGAATAGAGCCAAAGGCAGACACGTCATACTTTCCATCAGCTGGTGCTTTGTGTTTGCCTTGCGATATCTGTTTCCTAAGATCCATCCAAGACTTGGCTATGCCTTCTAGATCGGGGGCTGAATCGTCTTTCTTCCAAAAGTTCTCAGGCCACCAATCTGGTCTGTCTAAGGGGGTGTCATCCTCTGGCTCTGATAGATGAGATATCTGTGACGATTCTGGGTTTTGCTGCTCGGTACCTTGGCTGTCCTCAGTTGTTACTGAGTCCAGTAGGCCACCTTCCTCTGTGGGCTGGACTGCTTCGGTATTTTCCATGTTTACATTTTCCTTGCTTTTAAGATCCTTGCTTCAAGATCCCGCGCTACAGAGTTCTGCCCTTCTCGATAGAACGCATAGCTTGGGTCAGAGCCAGGCAAGGCAACTGGCTGCTCTAACAAAGCTGACCTAAGCCACTTCATTAGTTTTTCTCCATCCTCTGAGCCAAGAACTCGGAGGCATAATTTATTTAGATCCTCAGTTGCTTGTTGAGAATCACGAATATCTGTAGTTACAGATTCTAAACCTTCCCATCCATCATTCATATATTATCCAAACATAAAAAAGAAACCGCTATTGACAGTAACAGGGGCTTCGCCATCCCCTACAGCTACAAATGGCTGTGCATTTTGATAGAAGTCAAGCGACTTTGTTCCTTGATTAGCAGACTCAAGGTTAGCAAAAGGCTGACCATCTTTGTAAAAATCAAGGGTTTTGAGTGTTGTCTTGTTCGGTGCTGGCATCTTCTGTTTCTTCTATTGGTTGTTTAGCGTCTACAAAACGTTGGGCTACAGTATCCACTTCTTCCTGTGTAGGGTAGTGGTCAAAGGTAAAGAACTGGGCTTCTGTGTCCGATATAACTACCCGAACAAAGTAAACCCCTGCCTCGTCTATAAAGTGATTCGCTATCTCAAACATTATTGTGTTACCTCCACATCGTCAACGTAGCCTGTAAATGTAGTGCCACCATAAACGTAAACGTAAATGTCATACACAGCGTTTTGCGTTGGTGTAAAGCTAATGGATACCTGCTGCCACGTATTTGCTGTGGCTGATATAGACGCTACTGTGTCGGTGCTTGGGCCGTATGGCTGACCGCCGGGGCAGACTAACTGCATCGTAAGTCCTGTGTTAGTCCTTCTCATGTATGCAGATACCGTTACTGCCGAGCCACCGTTAGCCGCAATAGAAGCAATCTTTAGTTCAAGCGGAAACTGAGAAGTTACTGTAGTTGTGCTAGTTGGCGCTAACGACCACGCATAACCACTTGCTGTATTGCGTACTGCGGTCTGTGATGTAGCTAATCCACCAGAGAAGTAAATCTTATTGTTACCGACTGTGTTGCCTTCGTCTTGGGAATACTGAGCTACATTTAAAACGTAGGGCGAAATGTTATTAGAATTAAAAGTTATTGTTGTTGGAACGCCTGTGCAATTATAAAGATATGCGCCACCTTTTTCGTTAAAGCGATTGCCTTGTGTATAAGTTACGTTAGTTGCACCAAAACTAGAATTTAAAAATTTAAAATTTGAGCAACCATCTAAACAATATGATACGTTTGTTGTGCCTTGTGAGTATGTTGTTGTTGGTGTGCTAACAGTTATATTATTAAATATAGTGTATATGTTTTGAGGCAAAACTGTATTTGAAGCAGTTAATGCGCCACTAACAATTTGGTCACAACCTGCTGGTTCTGGAATAAAAGTTAAATTACTACTTGTGCCAATAATGTTTTGAGTTGTACTTAAACCTACTGAATTAAAATAATTAATTGAGCAGTTAGTTATGCTGCCAACCATTGGATGGGTGACGATAGTTATTCCGTTAGTTCCTGAGGTATTAAAAGTAGAGTTTGTAATATTTAAATACGGATAAGTAGAATTAGTTGTTCCATTATAATTGTTAAGAGTAGCTCCAGAAAAAGTACACCCGCTAATAATAGATGGGTTTAGTGGGTCATTGGAATTGCCACCAGAATTAAAATTATTTTGAGCAGAATTTGTAAGGATACAATTTAAAAGTTGCATCTCAGGAGTTGCCGTACTGCTAAAAGTAGAATTACTACTAGCCGTATAATTGCAGGTATTGAAAATCATACCTGTTGGGCTTGAAGGTGGATTAACTAAAATACTTCCTCTTGCATAATTTATTCTTGATGTTTCTGTCCAAGAAAGCGGTTCAAGCCCAATTCCAAATCCATTCTGATTGCTAAACCAAGTTTGTCCTGTTCTTGTGGACATATTAGTAGAATCCCATCCACCAGAGAATGTAATTCGGTTATCTCTAATACCAGAAACAGCATAGGCATTATATGTAGTGCTTGTAAATTGTGATGCTGGCAATGCCGCACTATTTAACGTATAAGGGTTTAATGGCTCATATCTCCATAAACCAACAGTTTCGGTAGTGCCGTAGTATGCACCGCCTGTAGTGGTTAGATTGTTTGCTGTTGGCGAAGAATCTAAAAACACAATTGTTCCGTCTGAGCCACCAAAGCCACCGACTGCGTATGCGCCTTCTGTGCCGTTGTTTTTAGTGACTAATGATGTGTTTGATAAAGCATCTACCGAGGTAGGTGATTTACAAGCAACAATGCTATTAAAGAAAAATGTCTGCGCTCCGTTGTTGGCGGCTCTTGAAATAGAAACAGACCGAATAGATGAGCCTAACGCAGAACCTTTATTAATAGTAAACGGACACCAAATGCCTGCTGCGCCTGTTGATGGAATAGTAAACGTATCAACCGCAGTATCGCCTATAGTATCTGAGCAAAGCGATATTGTTAGACCGCCTAATGTTGCGCCGCTATTTTGTTGTATGAACAATGATAACTGTTGGTAAGCGGATAAATCTAACGTAGCTGGTAATGTGTAATACGCAATTTTTCCTGTAGTAAAACCAGCCGCAATTGTAATTACGTCAGGCACAGCGCCTTTAGATAATATTCCATTTGTTGCTAAAGAAGTAGTTACGTTAGCGCTTCCCACCCACGCTGCTCTTGTTAACGCTGCAGTTCTTTGTGTTGCAAATGAAGCAATTGGCTGCACTAGTGCTGTTGCAGTTTTAATAGCTCTGAAAATTATTGGAAGTACGTTTCCACCGCCACCAAATCCAAATCCACCAGAGGTAGAACCGTCTAAAGAAAGTTGTGTAGGGCTTACAACAGTTACTGTCCACACACCATTACAGGATGTCATATTAACAACGTTAGTAACATTGACAACGTCGCCTGTAGAGTAGCCGTGAGCAATATTTGTAGTGACAACAATAGGAGTTGCGTTTGTTGCAGTAGTAATAGGTATACTACTAAACGGACTAATACCCCTTTGCTGAACGCTTGTCCATGTAGCGTTAACGCCCGTGTTGTATAGGGGGGCTTCTTTAATACGAACTGTATCGCCAGCCGAAATTCCTTTAGCTGATGTAGCGCCTGAGATGTTCTTTAATGCGGTAGCAAATGTTTGACCATTGTTTGCGTCTAACCCGTTTTGCGGGTCAATATAAAATGCTTGTGGTTCTTTAAAGGCTATTGCAAATGTTACCCAAGAAGTTCCAGAAGAAAGTGTAGCAGTTCTTACAGTTGATGCTCCGGCGGTTGCTTGAAGTTCATCAACAATTAGTAGTCCATTAGCAGTGGAAGTGCTTGCAGCATTAACTCTTGAGGTTGTAGATGCTGGTGCAGTCCATGTTATTGGGGATACTTGGGTTTGAGTTGCGTAAAAACTAACTACGTAGTCATTAGCAAAACGAGTAGTAATTGATGATGTGACTGGTGATGTACTTGACCCGCCTCCAACTGTACCAATTACATCAAAATATGATGTGCCTCTATAGGCAATCATTACTGCCCTAGATGACGCACCTGATTGTGTAAGGGTTACAGAAGACTCAGATGCAGTTGCTAATTTAAAAAATACAGTTGAATAACGAGCAGAAACAAGAGAAAAAACTATAGTTCCCCAACCAGTGGGTGCCGGGTTTGCATTAGCCGACCCGTTAGTAAAAATTATTAAGGCATCACCAGCAACAACGCCAGCGGGGACATCTACAGTAGGGTTAGCCCCTGAAGCAACTGTACCAGCACCGACAAATGAAATAGCCATTAATTATCCTTATGCGACAGCGACACAGCGCCATTTAGTAGTTGCTACATTCCATACCAAGCCAATGTCTAAACGATTGGTGGCTACTGTTGTAGTTGGAAGTGTGGCAAGTGAAGATTCAAACGATGCGCCCCAAGTCAGAGCGATGGCGGTTGTTCCTGTAATTGATAGCCACAGCTTTTGTCCATTAACAGGAGTGCCAGTTAAATTAGTAGTAAACGATGTAATGGCTACAGACTGCGCTGTAATCACCACCATATCGTACAGGTCTGTATTTATTGCAGGAGTAGCAGAGTTTGCGGTTGATGCTAATACTCTTGGGTTGATGCGTTTATTGGTAAGGGTTTGAGTTCCGCTATTAGTCGTAACAGTTGAATCAATAGCAATAGTGCCTGACGATGTAATTGTGCCACCTGATAGACCTGTGCCAGCAGTAATTGATGTTACTGTGCCAACTCCGTCTCCGTCAGCCCAAACTAAATTAGTGCCATCCGTCTTAACAAATTTGTTAGCGTTAGCGCCTCTTGTCTTGTAGAACTCAGCTAAGGCAACCAGCTCGGCCTGACGATCTGTTAACTTATCATCGCGACCGCCACCACCGCCACCTGTAGGCATAATGATCCATTCACCCCAAGTGCCAGGCTCTTTCTCAAAGCGGATCATTAAACCTTTTTTCTCGTGCTTAGGCATTGGGCCAATATCTCCCTTTGGCCCATCTAGTCCTTTAGGTCCTTGAAAGCCACGCTCTCCACGCTCGCCTTTAGCTCCGTCTTTTCCAATCGTGCCTTGATCGCCTTTATCGCCTTTGTCACCCTTATCGCCCTTATCACCTTTATCACCCTTGGGGCCAACAATAGATTCCCCAGGAATACCTTGTATGCCTTGTATACCTTGTATGCCTTGCTCCCCAGGTACTGCAACATTAAGTACTTTGATTTCGCCAGGGTCGCCCTTTTCACCCTTTAGACCCTGCTGGCTTTTTGCTTTTTGTGCAACCTCTAATGCTTTAGTTGCAAGCGCTCTTGCGACATCATCACGCATTTGGTAGAACCTCTGATAGTTTGTTTACACCAAGCATATCTAAAATCTTCTTATCGGTCTCACCGCCAGCTCCAATCTCTGGATTTTGCTGTGCGGCCTGAGCTGCCATCTCTGCTGCCTGTTGCAAATTATATTGCCTCTCAGCGGAGTCAAAACGCAATTTGCTTGGGATGCCCAACTTGTCTGCAATGTAGTCTGTAATCTCTCCGAGCTTTGGAGTTGCCTGACCCTCTGGGCCAAAGCCTTGAGCCATCTGTACGAACTGCATAACATTGGTTACGTCTTCCATGTTCTGAGCCATGGCCAATGGAGCAACTGGTGCTACCTTAACCTCTAGTCCATTAACACGCAATGGCATATCGATAATGCCTCGGTCATCCATCACTTGCAATATTTTTGCAACAAGAGGAATCATGGTCTCATTAATTAATCGGCCAAATGCAGATCCTAGGTTCTGACTCAACTCCTTCATGCGTTCTACAACCTCTGTTGCGGAGCGAGCAGACATATTATCGGGAGGCAAACTCTCGTCTAGCAGTATGCGCTTGATGTTCCCTCGTAGGTCTCCCATGATAATCTGAGCCACATTAAAGTCACCAGCTCGTGGCAATGGCTTTAGTGACTCGCCCTGTGGGCCTCCGTTTC